CCAATACAAGACTTCTCGTAATCACTCTTAAGTGACTTGAGCACCTTGGCTAAATTGTATGCTACTTCCTTACCTCGCCCATACTTACTTACTGCTTCCACAGTGTTAGCAACTTGGAACGCCTCACCTAATATCTGTGTTGCGTTGTCTCGCAAGGTAGGCTGACCGACAGCGGTCATACTTGCGTCTGCACCTTCAACTAAAGCGTTGTTAGCAACAGAAGCTCTTAATGAATCCTCTAACCACTCAAACTTACGAGCTGATACTTTTTCAGTACCAATTGCTGATAAGAAGGGAGTACTACTGGGCGATATTGAGGTTATTACCGAACTCACGTCTTCAGCAAGACCGATAACATCATACGATTTTAACGTACTCATGATTTATTTCCTTATGAAAAATTAGGGTTTATGCACTTTCCCAATTCGACATAATCACATCTGCCATTGCTTCAAGATCACTTCCTGTTTCTCGCAACCGATTACGATATTCTTGCTTCTTTCGTTGTTCGAGATTAGCTTTCGTCATAGGTGCTTTTTTAGTTCTAAGAACCTTTTTCTTTGTGGCCTTAGTCTTTTTTACAGTAGCGACTTTTTTAGTTTCATCATATAACTTTGCTTTGTGTAAAAGCATAATTACATTAGGATCGACAATGCTGTTAACGGTGTCTTCCGGCAGACCATTAGAAATAGCATAGCCACGTATGTCGTTGTACAAAGCATTATTCCAAGACGGTATTTCTTTTTGTAATACTTTGACAGCTTCAGACGCTTGTTGCTTAGTGCGTTTCTCTTGCTCTGATTTTAGATAACCATAAAACCCATTGGCCTCCTCAGTTAAAAACTTAAGATCATCTTCAGCTACTTTCGCTTCAGCTCGTAGCGCGGCAAAGTCTTCGTTAGACATCGTTTTGCTGGCAACCAACATATCGACATCTTGGTAAGGCTTATATCGCTCTTGAGCTCTACTAATCATAGCCTGCAATGAGGCGTCAGCACGTTGCAGTTGTTCTTGTGCTTCTTTTCGGGATTGTGCGGTTTCTTGAGACTTTCTTGTGAGCGAGGCTTCTTGTCCATATAAGCGTTTTAAATCTCTGATAGATGCTTGTTGGGTTTGGCCGTCAACTTGAATATCCACTAGAGTATCGTCAGTCAGCTCTACAGCTTCTTCCTCTACCTCTTCAGTTTCTTCTTCGTCTTCGACTTCTTCCTCTTCTTCAAGGTCTTCTTCGATTTCTTCTTCTTCTAAAACTTCTTCTTCACTCTCAGTATCAGAATCCTCTACCTCAGTCTCACTAGTAGATTCTTCTGTCGCCTCTGTTTCATCTTCAGATGCAGGCTTTGCCTGGTCTTCCCAATCTTTCAGAATGGCTGTAGCCGCATCATCTAAAGTCAATGATCCAGCTTCAGTAGTAGTGGCGTTTTTATCGACGTTATCTTCCGACATAGTCTTAGTCCTCTTCTACAGTTGTTTCCTCTTTGTTTAGAATGTTGTCACGCACACTGACCTGTTGGTTGAGTGTACCGACAAGATTGTTTACAGCTTGATAAAAATAATAAGCTTCAGTTCGCTTCTCTTCTTCATCAGCTTTACTTTGTAAAAATTGGCTTATAGCACCATCGACAAGCATCGGTAACATTGCCTTAAAATGATCTTCAGCAAGAAGTTTTTCAGCGGCGTTACCAATTTCAATAAGCTTTTCATCTGGCACTTGGTTTTGTGTTTCTTCCATTTGACTCTCCTTAGAGTTGTTTTAGTTAACCAGTTGGACTGGCGATTGCGGTTATTTCATCTGCACGTCTTGCTAGTTCAAGCTCTGACGTGTCGACAAATTTCTTATGTTTCAATTGTTCTTCTTTAAGGTCTAAGTTATCGCTTGCGATAGCCGCTTGATTCTCAGCTTTATCCATATCGAGGCTAAACTTAGCTTGTTGCATTTGTTTGTCTAGCTCGAGCCGTTGCTCTGCAATACTTGTCTGACGCTCTTGAATTTCCAGTTGCTTTTGAGCCATTTGCATTTGCATTTGTTCTGCCGGACTTGGTGGGCTTGGCGGTATGTTTTGTGGATCAGTTAGATACGCGGATACTTCTTTAATACCAGACAAATCTAATATCTTAGAGGCAAGGGCATATTGATTTTGCGGCGTGTACATTTTTGATAAATTAGGATCATTACTGAATTGCTGATGCATCGCTAAATACTTAGCCGCCTCTCGCTCTTGTTCTCCATATCCTAAGTTCAGCTCAATAACGACATCACGCTTCTCACGCCATGACTGCGGATTGATTGGCACGTAATTACCAGCCAGCTCTACAATCTTCTCTTCAGTTTCGTTTTCTGCCACGAGTTGATAAACCATTTGATATAACGGTTTAACAAATTGGCTTGCAAAGTTTCTTGCAATCACCTTTTGCCTCTGCTGTGACATAGTTGCAAGTTGTTCCACAAGTGCTGCACTGTTTTGTTTCGAGACAGCGTCTTTGTTTAGTCCTTGGGATAGGGCAGAGACCCCTGTGTTGTTCTCTCTATCTTCATCTAACAAATTAATTGTTTGGAATATAAATGGGTTTAGCGGTGCTTGCGGCATTGGTGAGATAGCATCTGGACGACTTACATTGACGATGCCACCAACACGATTATCAAGTAACTCTCGTGCATTTGTAAGGCCGCCTTTTTGCACCATATAACGTGGATTATTTGTTAACACAGCGTGATCTAAAATAGACCTAGTCAATACGGTCCTAGCGTTTTGTGTAGGTATTACACGTTCAGCGTAATTGACACCATAGAATGCGTGAGGAACCGGGAGAGGAACGAATGCCAAGAATGGTAGTCGAGAGACTTTTTCCTTCTCTAAGAGGACGTTGCCTGCCTTTATTACGCGACAAAGTTCAGCAACTCCCGACCCCTCGACATCCAGCTCAATATAGGCTTCGGTTACTAAAACTGATCTAATCTGATCTTGATAATTAGTATCTTTTGATCCTCTGTAATTACCAGTTGCATCAAATCGTGTGGTTATTTCAGTGTCAGTCGATATATCAACATCGTTGTGCTCACCTATTTGACTAATTAATTCCTCGTCATAACCTTCGTTACGCAAGTCTGTAATTGTTTTACTAGTTCTGTGCGCGACAAAGTTAACGTCTTCTAATGACTTTGCTTGCGCTTCTATAAGAAACTCTTCGGGTGCAACATTCTCAATACAAACCTTAGACGTATCGTGAATGATTTCGATGCTACCAGAGACAAGTCCAAGCTCGTCTGTAGTGCTGTCGACAAGCTCTACATTGTCTTGTGCTAATAGTAGATCAAGCTCGTCAGATGTTATTGACTCAAACTCTTCATACTCAGATTCGGTCATCGAGTCCCAAAACACTTTCGCAATACCAGCTCGTGCTATCAAGCCATCATGGATAGCCTGGGACATAACTTTGTAGATATCGTTTTGTCTATGGACTACGTAATCTGTGTACTCAGTACATATTTTTGCTTTTGGTACATCATCTTCGTTTTGTGGTGCAAACCGTACTGTTTTATTACCAGCAGAAAAAGTCTCAAGTAGGGCGGCTTGCATCGATTGGACAGCGTTGTATACATCTAGCGATACATATTTGGAGTTACCATCATGGTGTGGAGCTGGCTTAGTACCGTTGTAATACTCCATGACTTTTGCTCTTTCTGTAGACAGCTCACTATCAGCAAATCCAACGGATAAGCCAACTTGATTATCTATGAGTGCAACAATTTCTTTGTCAGACAATTTTTCATATTGTTTAACCATACTTATACCATCTCAATGTAAAAGTTTTCTGTGCTTTCTATCGGCTCCCACGCACCTTCATGTACATAATTAGCAAGGGCCAAAGACATCACACAGTCATCAAAGCAACTATTTTCAGCCTGCATTGCTCCAGATTCAGTGACGATGTAAGACATCATTTCTCTGATTGTTGTTTTATCGTTAAGCTCAATCTCGTCATCGCGGATCGCGGCTCTAAGTTGATCTATAACAAGGGGTTTTGTTTTTGCAGTGGTAGAGAATCCAAGTTTAACGGTCTCTCTATCAGTAACCTTATCGTGCTGTATTTCGGTATGAAAATGTGGGTATGCCATATCCTTACCCAAGCGAGTACACGTTAAAATGCCGTGACTATTATTTTCTACACAAATAAAAGCAAAATTAAAAAACTCTCCTAGGTGGTACAAAATTTTTGCAAAGTAATCGGGATGAACATGACCACGCCACATACCGACTTGTCTTTTTTTGCTATCTAATACTTGTGCGACACTGTAGTCACCAGATCGTATACCCATAGCAACGTCAGCTCCGATCACATAACTTTCGCCTGGATCATGTGGACGCCATAACAATAACTCACCACGGTGATGTGTGTTCCATTCAGTTTCTTCTAACGCCAATCTTTGTTCTAGATCGCGTGTAGTTTTATTGTTTTTTGCTAGTTTTTCTAAATCAAATACTGGGCGACCAGATGTCAACCAGGCTATTTCTGGTGTAGCAGGGTACTCCTGGTTCCATAAATCAATACCATTTTGTGCTATTTTGACTCGCCTAAACATAAGCTGTTCATCGTCAAGACCAAACTCTTCGCACAAATCTATTTCTTCTGGTGTTCTCTCAAAGTTTTTAGGAGCCGCTTGACGATACGTAGGATCGACAAACCAAGGTATGAAAACAGGAACATAACCATTAGTCCCATTGACAGCACCAGTCCACAAATCATAAAAAGTATTTGAGACACCATTTGCAGTGCTTTCCACAAAGATTGCTGTACCCGGTGAATTTGGTATCGCCTGGGTAAGTCCATTCCAGTTATCTGCGGCTGTTGATTTCTGCCAAAACGCCAACTCTGAACAGTGTAGGTGACTGAGCGTTTCACCTCGTGCAACCGAATCACCGCCTGCCGTAGATACCACAAAGCTTGAATCAAGTATGTCAAAGCTTATCTCCTTACGTGAACTATATTTTGTATGCGGCTTTAGAATAGCCGGACAGTTTTCGTGATAACGCTTTGTCATATCAAACAAAGCTCTCGTGCTATCTGCATGGTGGGTTATAACCATTGCTTTACACGCTTTACGTTGACTTACCGAATAATATAAATATCCACCGACATAGGTACTTAAACCTTGTTGTCGCGCTTTTAAAATAATGATTCTTATCTTGCCTTCAGTGGCTAATTGTTTTTTTACAGCGTCATGTAAAATTTGTTGGGCAGGATTTAATTGTAAAGGTTTAATCTCACCCTCTTTTGTTCTTATTTTGAGGGCCGCTTTTGCGTAAAAAGGAAAATCAGTGAGTAGTCTCCTCCTTACTTGTTTCAGTTTCGAGTCCATTGCTCTCCTCCAATAAAGACGTCAAAAAGTCTTCAGCTCTACTTATAGAAACATCAGATTTTGTAGCAGGCTTTGACCGTGTGAAATCTAAGATTAATCTAGCGGCTTGTAACCTTTCGCGGTTGCCGCCATCTGTTCTCATTATCTCGACAGCAGTGGAAAGAGCTTCTCGCTCAAATTCGGTCTCTAATTTATCGCTCATAAGTTCTACAACCTTTTGTGAATCAAGTTTCGCTTGTGCTCGTGCTGGTTTAATAGTTTCTTTGCTATAACCATCTGGAACACCACGCGGCCTGCCTCCTTTCTTGCCGTTTTCTCGCCCCCACTTAGCTAACTGCTCTTTTGTTACGTGGTTGAAGTGGTTGCTTTCTAGATTTGCCCGTGCTGGGTTTTTTTCTTTCGGCGGTGATTTTTTTCGTGCCATTGTTTATTTCCGTTTTTATTAAAGACGTCACAATATTCTTAGTGTTGGCGACAGCACTACTAAACATATCTAACGGCATATCTTTTAGTAGGTCTTCTAATACTAATTTCTTCTGTTCATCACTTAACAAATTTGTGTTTTTTATAAGTTCTATTGTTGGAATAAAATCAACAATATCCCTTGCTCTCACTTTGACTGTCATAAGCTCTCCTATGCGCTTAATGCGCCTCTCTGCATATTTAATGCACCTTCTTCCTCATCTTCACCTGGACCACGTAATGCGACACCAGCTCCTGCCATCAAGATTGCTAGAATGGTTGCTAGTGGATTTGCATAGATATTGATAGGCGAGGATGCTCTATTAAAGTGTCCACGGATCAATTTAGCCGTCTTAGGTGCTTCTTGACGTAATATTTTTGGAAACATCAAATACAGCATAACAGGGTCAACTGCCATTTCTGGATCAGACTTTACATAAGCTTGATACTCTAAAGCTTCTTGCAAGGTCGCATTTTTGTTAACTGGCGTTCTTACAAAACCGATATCCTGCAACAACTCAATCTCACGTTTAATTTCAGTATCGTTTAAGATTTCGTTTCTTACTTTCTCTCGTAAAGAATTTTTTTGTATGGTTGACATTTCAAATGCTGACGATAATTCATGTGCGGCTTTTGCTATGTAACTTCCTGCCTGCTCATTAGGTAGAGCCATCGATTCTAAAGCGTGTGATACTTCATGTATCAAAGCTTGTGTCTGTGTAATGTTTTTATATTCGTCTGGAAATGAAGGATCGTCTGTCAAATCTTTTATGTAAATTTTGTTTTCTTTTCTACTATATGCACCGATAGTCGTTTCTTTGCCGCCAAACGGTACAAGTGATGGATAAACTCCAACACTAATGTTTAACATTTGTGCTAGTTCTAAGGCGTCTTGATAACGTAAACCTTCTTCATATTTTGTGCCTTTTTTACCGACAACAAACTTAGCTACTTCTTTTGCCTCGGGTAAGGCTTGCTTTACTTCACGTAAAGTCGGCGCAATAAAGTTAAATTGAAGTTG